TGAATTTGTCAACTTGGCAATTGATATGGCAAAGCGATTTGAATTTGAGATGGAGATTGAAGTCCAGAAATTTAAGCATTCAGCGAATTATCTTGCCAGCAAAAGACTCGGCACCAATAGCTTGGTGATGACAAATTCATTCCGGAATGGATATTGCTCAAAAGTGATTGAGAGATTGTTCAGCTTTATAGAAGCCCGCCAGCAAAATTGTCAGAAGTCAACCGGCACAGATTTAATTGTTCTGAACAGAGAGAATCTGAAAGAAGATTTTATGAAAGATTTTGGTGTTGAAAAATCTATAAAGCAAAAAGGAATCTGTCAGACAATATAGACTCTGAGGCAACCAAGAGTGGTTTGGCAGCTGGTGAAAAGTTTAGAATTCCAGAAGAATTGGAGAATGAAAATGACGCCTAAAAATTATCTTGAAAATGTTGTCCTGAAAACTTGGGACAGAAAAGGAACACAGGAACAGTGTTTTTATGGTTTTCTAGAGGAATTTGGAGAAATTACAGGGAAACTTAAGAAAGCTCACCGAGATGATGTTCCTGAACAAGAAAAACAAGCCGGATTGAAGAAAGAACTTGGCGATTGGGGATGGTACATAATTCATCTTGGCTATCTGCGGAAGTCGATTGATTTCAATCAACAGCAGTTTAAGCCTGACAATCTTCAGACAAACAAGAAGCCTCAACAGGTTATCATGTCAATCTCTTCCAAGATTGGTATGATGGTCAACGGCATGGCTGAGGGAAACAAGCACAAGGAAAGAGCAGCAATGCGTAGTCTTGTGAATAGTTTTACAGACTTGAGCAATTCTCTTGGCTTCACTACAGAAGGCATTTTGCAGGCTAATGCTAGCAAATTGTTTGACAGAATGGCAAGAGGCAAAATGCATGGCTCTGGAGACGAAAGATAAAATGGGGAAACTATGCAAAATTCTTTATCTTGACAGAGTTGAGATGGCAGATTTCTGTTTTAATGAGATTGGGTATTGCCTGAGTTGCGAGAACTTGTTTTCGCCAGTTGACAGGGGTGATATAATTGAATGCCCAGTTTGCCACAATAAGATATACGGAAGAGCCATTGCCATTAACAATGGATTTCTGGTTGAGAAAGAAGACATTTTGCAATAAGGAGTAACGAACATGGATAAAGAAAAGATGATAACATACGCCGTTTCTGGTGCCAAATTCAAAATCATTAGAGTGATGGCTGACGGCAAAGAAAGAACACCAACTGAGATTTGCAAGATTATTGGCTTGAAGAATTCAGCTTTGTCGCATCTTCTTTCTCAGATGAAAATTGCAGGAATTTTGACTGCAAGGAAGCAAAATCGGTTTATTTACTATCAGATGAACAAAAAAATAATTGCTGAAATTCAAGCAATTAAGACAAATTTTGAAAAAATATTTGAAAAGTTGTAAAATAATTGTTGACTTTTGTTCATTTTAGAGATATGTTAAATAATGTAAGAACAAATTAACTTAATTTTATGGAAAGGAATAAACAATGACAAACAACGTAGCAAAAGAAATCGAACTGGTATTGGAAACAATGACTGGTGCAAAATTAGCCGAACTTTACAATACAACTGTTCCTGAGAACAAGAAGATTGTTAAATTCGGAGACCACAAAACAGCTGTTGAAAGAACTTTGGCTGCAGTTCTGGCTTTTCGTGACAGAGCAACCCTTGGTTATGGTATTGGAGAATTGTTCAAAATGATTGATGAAAACAAAGGTGACAAAAAGGCTTCAAAGCCTCAGCACTCTGGCAAAAAATCTCAATTTGAGGGTGGCATTATCAAGTCAAATATGAATGCAAATCCTCGTCGTGAAGGAACATGGGGATACAAGTCATTTGAGCTTATCATGGCTGCTGGTGATGAGGGAATTTCTTATGAAGACTTTTTGGCAAAAGGCGGAAGAAATAAAGATTTGGCTTGGGATTGGAACCATGGATTTGTGTCTGTGGATGATGAATCTCGTGAATTGGTGTACAAAAAAAGGGACTTGCCTAAATACAAGAATGTTTTGGTGGACAAATAAAATATATTTTAATTTTTATTCATAATTATATTTTTATATTACACCACCAAAATCCAAAGAGGCAATAATGTCATCAAACACTTATTTTAAGACTGATAGAAAATCGCTAGCAACCGAGATAAATGAAAATTTCTTGAACAACTTAACATTGGATGCACAAGAAATTGAAGAATTGACAAAAAGAGGAATGAAGCAGCAATTTTTTACTCAGGCTGGATATAAGACTTGGCAGAATGGCAAGAATACACAATCAGCGAAAGCTGTGTCCAAAATTGACTCAAGTTACAATCTGACGGGGCATCCTGGTTTTTTCATCAATGCAAATGGCTCAAGAGCCTTTAATGCTCAAACTGGGATGCTCATTCCTATCAGAGATATTGGTGGCAATATAAATTACATCTTAAATCGTCCGCGCAAAGCAATTAACAATCGCAAATATTTGCTTTGCTCTTCTGGAAATAAAACAGAAGGAGGGAAGGCATTCCCAACAACACACTGTCCTGTTGTTAATGTTAAAGATGGCAAGCCGAAAAACTGTGGCTCAGTTATACGCATAACAGAAGGACCATTGAAAGCAGATATTGCAACAGCCCTTGGCAATTATTATACATTGGGACTGAATGGTGTAAATACAGCTCCGCAGGATTTGAAGAATGTGCTGCTTGAGCTTGAAGTGAGCACAGTCAAAATTGCCCTTGACAGTGAAGACAGTGCAGCAACTTATAAGATGATTGCTGAGCTTCACAAGCTTGTTAAGGATTTAGGGCTTGATGTTGAGATTGAAACTTGGGATGAGAATTACAAAGGACTTGACGACATTCTGTTTGCCAAAGGTGAATCCTTTATCAGAAGAATGTCAGATGATGAAGTCAAAATGCTTCTTAAAAAGGCAGGTTTTGGATGGATTCATATAATTTCCACAAAGGAATATACAGATGCAGGCTTGAAGCAGAGATTTGACAAATCTCAGTTGGCAAAGAAACTGAAGCTTCCAAAAGATAGCATGGTTGATGAGATGGTGACTGAATCTGTCATTGATATTGTTGATTGTCCAACATTCGCGCCTGGTCAAGAGCTTTTGATTGAAGAGGACGGCTTGCGCAAGATTAACACTTGGGTGAATCCGTGTGTTGAGCCTATTGAGGGAGATGCAAGCATATTTGAAAATCATCTCAAGTTCTTGGTGCCTGATGAACAGGAAAGACAGATTCTTGTTGAGTGGCTTGCTTTTCAAGTGCAAAATCCAGGTGTCAAAATAAGATGGTCTGTTGTATTATGTGGCAAACACCAGCAAACTGGCAAATCTACAATTGGACATTTCATGCGGAAAGTTCTTGGCGAGGACAATGTGAAGTCACCAAGCAATGAAAGACTGCACGAAATTTACACCGATTGGCAAGAGCAAGCTCAACTTGTTATTGTGGAAGAAATTAAGCATTCAGACCGTATTGAGTTGATGAACAAAATGAAGCCTTTTATCACAGAGCCAACTACAATGGTGCGCTTGCCTGGTGGCAGAAGCTATACCATGCCGAATAGATACAACATCTTAATGACAACCAACCATGAAGATGCTTTGCTGGTTGACCAATATGACAAGAGATATTGCATCATTCAAGTGCCAGTTGAAAGAAACACAGATGAGTATTATCAGAAACTTTATGAATTTTTAGATTCACCAGATTGCGCAGGAGTTCTTATGAATTACTTTAAGAAAATCAAACTTGACAAATTCAATCCAAAGGGGACAGCCCCAATGACAAAGCAAAAACTTGTTTCTATTGAGGCAAGCAGAAATGCATTGGAGCAATTCATTTTTGGCAGAGCAGAAGACAGAGCCCACCCATTTAACATGGATGTTGTTTCAATTCGTCACATAAAGGCTTCAAAATCAATTCCACAGAATCTTTTGAAGTTTTCTGATTTTAAGTGGGCTGAAGTTATGAAAGATGCTGGCTTTAAACAATACGAAAAGCCTGTATATTTGGATGATGGCTCAAGATGCAGAATGTGGATTGTTCCGGAAGCTGTCAGCAATTATGAAAATGCAACGCCTGATGAAATTAAACAGGCATTCAATAAATGGCTGCAGAATTCAGAGCCAGGTGGAAATCCTGTTGATGATGCATTACCAATGTAATATGTAACACATAATGAAAAGGAATTAACAATATGTTAACAGAAAAACAAGCAGCAGCTTATGACTTAATTTGCAATGCCAAAGAGGGTGTCAGCAAGATTGAAGGATATGCCGGAACAGGCAAGTCCTTTGTGCTGTCAAAAGCTGCAGCAGAACTTGGCAAAAAATGCCTTGTTTTAACACCTACAAATAAATCAGCACAGGTTTTAAGAGACAAGGGAATTTCTGCCAGCACACTTCACTCAATCTTGTATTCACCAAGAAACACTCTTAAATTTAAGAAGAATGATGGCAAGATGGAATATCATAAAGATGCTGACGGCAATTTCATTCTTGATGACCATGGTGAGAAAATACCTGTGATTGAGAGTGAAGAGTTGGCATTTGATTTTGTGGCTAATCCAGAAGAGCTGAAAAACAAAATTGCCATTATTGATGAAGCATCTATGCTGAAAGAGCAGGAGCTGGCTGATATCACAAGTGTGTTTGATAAGGTTGTTTTGATTGGTGATGGAATGCAGCTCCCGCCTATAAAATCAAAAGATGTTTTTGCAGAAACAAAGACTGATATTTTCCTTGATGAAGTTCACCGCGTTGCCAAAGAAAATCCAATTATCAATTTGGCAACTCACATTCGCGAGGGTGGCAGAAATTTCAAACAATTTGAAGATGGTGAGCATCTGTTGGTTGTTAACAAGTTCAATGAGGAAGTTGTGAAAAATTCGCACAAATATACCCATATTTGTTATAACAACAATCTGCGCAGGACAATCAATGCCAAAGTTCGCACCAAGCTTGGTTTTACCGAAAACAAAGTTTATGAGGGTGAGCCAGTTATATCATTGAGCAACATCAGAGACAAAAGCAGTGGATTTGGTGGCAAAATATTGGCATTCAATGGTGAGATTTTTTCAGCTGTTAAAAATATTGACATCTCTCAAGACTTGGCTGGTCTCTCTATAATCTATGTCAAAAGGGCAACTGGCAATGTTCACTCTTTCAATTCATTCAAATTCTGGAATAAGGATTTTTGGAAATATCACGATTCTGAAAAATTTGAACAAGACTTTGTCAGGATTTGGAAATGCCTGCCATTAAAGGCTGACATTTATCCATTTGACTTTGCATATTGCTTGACTGCTCATAAGGCACAAGGCTCAGAATTTGATGCTACAATGGTTTGGGACCAAAGTTCAGCTGTCAGAGGAGGAGTGATTGACCAAACTCGTTGGCTTTACACAGCTGCAACAAGGTCAAAAGAAAAGTTGATTATTGTAAAATAATGCTTTACTTTTACAAAAATATAAAATATAATAGCAATGTAAATGAAAAGGAATTAACAATATGGTTGTATATATAGTTCAAGAGCCCAAGCCGAAGAATGGATGGACGCCGGACTTTTCCAAAGCTGCAGAATATGGCAGACTTGAAAGAGTTTTTACACCAGACCAAAGAGTTTGCTCAATGCCGACAAGGTATATGAGAGAAGCAATGAACACTCTCAAAGAGTTTGATTGCGAAAACGATTTTATTCTTTGGCCAAATTTAGGTGACCCAACCGCTTTGCAATGCGTTTGCTTTGCTTTGGCTCAGCTTGGTTTTAATAAAGTCAGATTCTTGTATTGGAATCGCAAAAGAGATTCTGATGGGAATAAGATTGATGGATTTTATATGCCACTTGAATTCAATCTGGAGAAATAATATGGAAAAGAAAGATTTTGATGCTTTACTTCAATCTGATGCTGAAAATGCCGACAAAGATGTTAGCTTAAAAGACTTGCAAACAAAGGCTTCTGAGATGGTTAATTTGGCAAGCGAAATTGCTGAAATGGAAGCTGAGATTGAAGAAAAGAAAAAACAATACAGAGAAATCGAAGCAGTTACTTTGCCAGATATGATGACAGGACTTGGCATAAAGAAATTCACTCTTGGTGATGGTTCTGAAATCACCATCAAAGATGTTGTTCAGGCTTCACTGCCTTCTCGTGGTGCAATCCTTAAAGCTCAAGGAGACGAGAGAGATGCATTGATTGACCGCAACCACAGAGCATTGGATTGGATGCGTGCTAACGGTGGTGAAGCTATTATCAAGAACAACATTTCTGTTGATTTTGGCAAAGGACAAGATGAAATTGCAGAGAAATTTGTTGACTTCTGCAAAGAGATTGGTATGGAGTACGACAGAAGCACGACTGTTCACAATGCTTCTTTGACTTCATATATCAAGGAGAAACTCGCCAGTGGTGCGAATGTACCACTTGACCTGTTCAGTGTGTATACAGGTTTTAAGGCGGTTATTAAACAGCCAAGAAAGATTGGCTAACACACAATTGACAATGTTTAATATTTTGAAAGGAAAAATAAAATGACTGAGAAAAAAGAAGTTGCTTTGAAAAAGGAAGCTCCAATTGCCAATGCAGAGCTTGATGCAATGCTGATGGAAGACGCCGGTGCTGGCACTGAATTTATGAACAAAGATGACTTTGCCATCCCTCGTATTTCCATTTTGCAGTCTGGCTCTGACCAGGTCAAAAAAAGCTCCGGCGGATATATCCAAGGGGCTGAGGAAGGAATGTTCTTTGATAACATTTCAAATGAAATCAAAGATGGTGCTGAAGGACTGTTGTTCATTCCTGTTTCATACCGCAGAGCACACATTGAATGGAAGCCCCGCACAGCTGGTGGTGGATTTGTAGCTGACCACGGAATCAGCGATGCTGAATACAAAGCATGCGAAGTTGATGACAAAGGAAATCACATTACAGCTGATGGCAATGAGATTGTTCCGACTGCTGAATATTATGGTTTGGTTGTGGATGAAGAAAAGAAGACCACAAAGCAGGTTGTAATTTCTTTGGCGAAATCTCAGCTTAAAAAAGCCCGCAGATGGAACACCCTTATCAATCAGCTTCAAATTCCGAAGCCGGATGGAAAAGGAACAATGAATCCTGCTATGTTCTACATGGCATACAAATTGACCACTGTTCCGGAAAGCAACGACAATGGTTCTTGGTTTGGCATTTCAGTTGCTGCATATAAGCCGACAACTGAAATTGGTGGGGTTGAACTTTATATGGCAGCTCGTGAATTCCGCAAGGCTGTTATTGGTGGTGATGTTAAAGTTGCCAACCCTGTTGAAATGGCATCTGATGCTGAAAGTGATTCAGACCCAATGTAATGCCAAAAAATGGAGGGCAGCCCCCTCTGCCCTCCAATCTTTTAATGCAAAGGAATTAACTAAATGAAAATTGAAGACATTAAAACAATTCTTGACAGTGGTGATGTGCAAAGATATCACGCCATGCCGTGTGTCAGGGATAAGCAAACAAATTCACAGCACCAATGGCGAGCATCTATGATTCTTGGCTTCATCTATAACAAGCCAATATCTTATCAGATGCTTATGGCTTGCCTGCTGCATGACTTTTATGAGATATTCACAGGCGATATCCCGTCAACTGTAAAATGGGAGCATCCAGAGATTAAGAAGATTGTTGATAGCATTGAAGAGGATTTGGCTATGGCTCACGAAATGTATGTTCCTAAGCCAAGAAGAAAAGGATGCAATTAAGATTGCTGACTGTCTTGAGATGATAACATTCTTGGCTGAGAATGCTTCAATTGTTAATTCTGCCAAAGCCCGCAAAACTATGCTGAATCATATTGAGTGCATTCTTAACAAAGAACAGTACAAATTCAAGCAAGTTTTCAATTCAGATAACATTTACAAAATTGTCGGAGAATACAGTGCAAGATAGATTACAAATTTGGGGTGCTGGAATGGCAGGGCTTATTGCTGCCAATGTTCTAAGAAAGCACAATCCAATTGTTTATGAAGCAAAATCAGAACTGCCTCATAATCATAAAGCCCTTTTGAGATTCAGAACAGACAAAGTGTCAATTGCCACTGGCATTCCATTCAAGAAAGTTAGCATCCGAAAGGCTATATGGCACAATGGCAAACTTTACAACGAAAGCAATTTGAAATTTGACAACCTTTATTCCCAGAAAGTCACAGGAACAGTTGCCAAGCGCAGCATTGAGAATTTCCATGGTGAAGTTCGCTATATAGCCCCGCACGATTTTGTTGAAAGATTGGCTGAGGGTGTTGAGATTGAATACAATCATAAAGTTGAACAACCAAGTGGTGGTGTTGCAATTTCAACCTTGCCTATGCCATTGAATATGAAAATTTCTGGATTGGCTGACAGCACCAAGTATGAATGCAAAGAAATCTGTTCTGTGAATTTTTTCATTGAAGAGCCATTCGTGGATGTTTATCAGACCATTTATGATGTTGATGAGAACACACCATTTTACCGATTGAGCATTTCTGGCAATGAAGGAATTTTTGAGGGCAGAAAAGAAGTGATTGATGCTTTGTCTGAAAAAGACCCTAATTTCAATTTAGTAAGACCGATTTTAAGGGAATATTTTGGCATAAAAGATGCTGAATTTACAATCCCTGCAAAGGTTGTTCAGCCACTTGGAAAAATTATTCCTGTGGATGATACAGCCCGCAGAAACAACATTCTTAATTTAAGCCGCGAAAGGCAAATTTATTCACTTGGCAGATTTGCAACTTGGCGGCAAATTATGCTTGATGATGTGATTGGTGACATTGATGTCATTGAAAAAATCATGAAGCAAGACAATTATAACAAAACATTGTACATGTGTAACAGATGAAAGGAAACACCATGGCTTCACCAAGAAAAAAGAAGATGGCAAAGTATATGATTGATGATTTGCTAGCCATCGCAAAGAAACAGATTATCACACTCAATCCTTGTCTTGATTTGAAAGCTGTTTTGCAAAAAATGGCTCAGGAATATGCAGATGTCCAAAAAGAAATTTTGATAAAACATTTTCCTCAAGATGAAATGGAAATTTTGGCAAAATATAAAAAGGCTTATATTCAGCAGAGCTTTGATTTGCCTCATGCAGGATATACAGGGCAGCTCGGGATTCTTCTTCCTGAAAGTTGGCGATGGAATTTCAGTGATGCAATATATGAAGAAAACCAAAGCAAATATGGAAATATGGTTGATGAAGAAAAACAGAAGATTAACAAAGAGCTTGAGCTCCAGTTGAAGCCGTACAAGAATCTTCTCAATTCAGTTGGCTATCTTGAAGATGTCATCAAGCATTGGAACAACAAGGAGGTGGAAGAATACATCTCAAAAAAGTCTGAATGTATAGTTTGCACAGCCTTGGTGACTTTAACTGATGCTGATGTAAAAATCATCAAAATGAATGAAAAATTGTTGCAGGAGAAAGAAAATGGAAGTTCGGCTAATTAACTATACCAAAGACGCAGTTGACACATTACTGTATACGAAAAGTACACGTCTTGAGCTCGGAAAAGAAACCGAAAATAAAATCAAGGCTATGTCAGAAGAAGAGAAGATGGCTGAGCTTGATTATATGAGCAAGACTGTGCCAAGCTCTTGGGAATTTGTGGACTATATCTTTGAAATCAGAGGTGTCAGTCGCGCATTCACACACCAATTTGTCAGAACTCGTACAGGCTCATACGCACAGCAGACCATGCGAATGCTGAATATGGAAAATTTTGACTATGTCAAGAACTATACTTTTGGTGGCAATGGTTTGGCAAGTCAAATTTATGACAAGACCATGGCTGATATCAATGAAGCATACAAGAAGATGATTGAACTTGGCATTCCGGAAGAAGATGCAAGGGGCGTTTTGCCAACAAATATTTGCACAAATATCATTGCCAAATTTAATTTAAGAACTTTGGCTGAGTTGGCAAAATCTCGCACAGGCTATCGCACACAGAATGAATACAGACAGGTGTTTGATGAAATGATAAAGAGAGTTGTAGAAGTCCATCCGTGGGCTGAGAAATTCTTAATTTCACATAAAACAGAAGCTGCCATGGGAATGGACAAGTTCATCAATGGTGTTCTGGAAAAGGGTGCTGTCACCAAAGATGAAGCAGTTGCTGCTCGTAAACTTCTTGACATTTTAAGAAAGGAATAATTATGCAAGATATTGTTATTTTTGACATTGACGGAACACTTGCAAAAACAAGTCCTGAACGGCTTAAATTTTTGAAGCCAAGAGCAGGCAGCCCTGTTGAATATAACGGCGGAAAATTTGTTTTTCTTGAAGAGCTGAAAACAAAAGAAAATATTGCTGTTCTTGAAAATGAGCATGGTGTTTTCCTTGCAGATAAAAGCAAAGTGAAATTTAAACCAGACTATGATTCTTTTAATGATTCTTTGGAGTTGGATGCTCCAAATGCAAATATTGTTAAAATTTGCCAAGCTCTTTCTGAAATATATCCCATATACATTTGCACAGGAAGGAATGAGAAATTCAGAGAAAGAACAGAAGTGTGGCTAACCAATAATAATATTCCATACAATCAAATTTGGATGCGACCTAATAATAATACAGAACCAGATGCAATTGTCAAAAAAAGAATGCTTGATGCAATTCAAGGAACTTGCAATGTAGTGGCTGTTTTTGATGACAGAGAGAAAGTGGTTAACATGTGGCGTGAGAATGGCATTCTCTGCTGCCAAGTTGCAAAAGGAGAATATTGATGGCTGAAAAAATTACATTCAATGACAAACTGCTGAAATTGTCAGGACTTTCTGATGAGATTTTACTTAAAGCAAAGAAAAGCACAGGATTTGTTTCAATACAAGATACATTGGCAAAAATACACGCTGGAAAGGGTGTCCTGTATGGCGACTATGTGAAGACAAGAAGCCAAGAGCCTGAGAATTTTGCATTGCTGTCTTTGTTCTTTGATGTCAAAAGAAAGTATGTCAGATTTGAAAACATGGCGAAGATGATAGCTTCTGGGGAAAAACTTTCTCATGATGAAATCATCGACACCTTGTCAGATTTGGCTGTGTAT